AGCTCTTAAAACAATCATTCCACACGAGGTAATTGAATATGATCCGCCATTGGGGCTTAACGGTGATATTGGAAGCGCGGATATTGTTTTTATCTGTGTGCCTGTCCCTACTAGAGATTTCGTTGATGGTTACAGCCAAGATTATTCGATTCTTGAAAGCGTACTAACAAAGATATCTCCCGGTACAATGATATTTATCAGATCAACGGTCCTACCCGGTACCGCCGACAGATATGGCGCTGTGGCCTTCCCTGAATTTCTATCAGAAGATACCGCGCTTGAAGATATTAAAAACATGCCTAATATTGTAGGTCAAAAGGGAGTGTTCACATATTACCAGGTGTTCGGTAAAAAGCCTGACTTGTCATGTTCAAATTCAGAATGTGAAATGATTAAGTACTTTCACAACTGTAATGGGGCACTACTGATTAACTTTGCAAACCAGGTGTATAAAAAGTGCAAAGATCTTGACATGAGATACGGTTGGGTTAGAAAAGGTGTGAATATGTTAGACCGTAAAATATCAGATTATAACACTGTCCCTCATAAGGGCACACTTGGGTATGGAGGGACTTGTTTCCCTAAGGATATGCGCGCGATGTGCGGGTTTATGAAACTGACTGGTAATTTGATGAGTACTATTTTGTGGAATGAGAAGTTGAGGAAACGATATAATGATCTCATTTCGTCAGACAAGTCTTCTTAGTCACACACCCCTGAGGAATCACAATCGCATTATTGGCCTCCTCGCCTCCTGTTTCCTGGCAAAGGGTACCTGCTAGAACTAATGACTTATCGTCGTCTCTTAAAAGAAAACCTACAGAAATAGCACGTGAAGTGCCATAGCTAGAAATATCCTGCCAGCCTGCATAGGCTTGAATGTCTTCCCATTCGATCAGGTAAATTTTTTGCCCCATAACATAGCCTTTCCTTTATCAATAACCACTAAGTCAACTTCAAAGGTCCCGTCTTGATCAATAACTGCTACCACAAAGCCTAAATGCCATTTATGAAATCCAGGAATATACCCAAACACTTCTTTTTCGTTTTCAAAGTCGCATAACGTGGGTGAGCTGTAACAACTGACTAGGCGATCAAAGAGCTTCAGATAATAAGTCTGTGCGCGATGTACGTGTCCGGTAATGAATGAGCATCCTGATCTTTCTGCTGTGGTAGCTGCTGGATACTTGCCGGACGATTCAGGCACGTGTTTGACTAATAAATTAGATCCCCATAAAGGCACCGATTGAGATGTGTTGTAAGGGTGCCAACTTATCCGACGAGATTCGAACTTGAAAAGTCTCTGACAATCAAGTGCGCCGAATAACCATGGGTTTTCATCGATTCTTTTCTGTAGCCTGAATTCGTGATTGCCTTCGAGGTACGCAATGGGTACGTCAAATTTTTCTAGCTGATCGAGGCCCTTATTAATAGACAGTATCTCTTCTTCGAACGATTGTTTTACTTTAGCTGATTTCCCATAACTTGAAATGTTGTAGAAGTCGGCAAAGTCCCCACCGATACAGATCGAATCGACGCCGATATAGGAAAACACGTCTAGCGCGATGTTCCATCCCTTAGCAGAAAAGAAGGGGCGATGGACGTCGAATAAGAGCCCAACCTTTTTTGGCCATCCCACGGGCGCAGGTTAACAGGAAAGTATAGAAAATGGTAATATGTGGAAAAGAATTGGACTTTTGCCGTTAACATAACACATAATAACAGTATGAGTTTTAAAACAGGAGACGCTAGGCCTATTGGAGCGGGTCGTAAGAAAGGCTCTAAGGCTATAAAGACAAAGATCTTCGAGGAGTATCTTGACAATAAAGGTATATTCATGCCCGATAAGGCGATTGAACTTATAGAGAGTTGTGATGATGTTTCCAATAAAGACAAAATCAGATTTTGGATTGACTTAATGGCATTTGTTTACCCAAAGAAAACTGCTGTCAAAGTCGAAGGCGAAATAGGCATGACCGGCCACGACGCTTTTCTGGCCGCAATTGAGGACGCTAGGAAAAATGGCAAGTGATAGTAGTAGGAGTGTTGCGGAAGGTTTGAGAAGGTATGGTTTGACAAATCAGTTACTCGGCATTCCCTTCGGCGGAAGGTCTGGGACTTATCATTTGTCTATTGGTAAATGCCTGAATTCGCCTTGTAAGTTTAGGACTAGAATCAAGGAAACAGTATACTGCCTTGATTGTGGACATGCATTAAAATGGGGATAGCAAGCGAGAAGAAATTTCTTAAAGGTCATCCCGACGTTGACAAAGTTCCAGATGATAAAGACTATGTCACGTCAACTAAAAAAGACAACAAAATAGGTTTAGATGTTGAGTTACTTAGTCCGTATCAATTTCAAATGCTGACAATTAGCGAAGAAATATTATCGATAATGAAAGATTTGAGAACTCATTTAGAGGATATCACAGGAGGTGATCATGGCTCAGACAATTAAGGATGGTAGAGGCTCTGGCAAGGAGGCCGGTGTATCAGAAGATAAGAGATTGCTAACCACGTCAAGAAGTAGTGGGCGTAATTTTTATGTATCTCGTGATAGTGGTCAAGCCTATCATTGGACCGGTCAAATGGCTAATGCTACTGTTGGATCAATTGTACTCAGTTTAAGGAATCTATCAAATAGTCTAAATCTGTTTATTGACGAGGTAGTAGTGCATGGAGTGACTAGCACTACTTGGGAAATATATGCCAATAACGGGGTTGACACCGGGACCACAGCAACGGGAGTCAACCTGAATAGAACTTCTGGTAACGTGGCTGATGCCGATGCGGTTTCTACTGCTACATTAGGAACTGCCAATACACTTACTAGTAAATTAATAGAGTTTGCATCTGGCGGGGGGGACACGGGTGAACATTCGTTCGGAGACTCATTAATATTAGGTCGTAATGATTCAATTAATGTTGAAATAGGTGGAGCCACGCTAGGCACGGCAGCGATTGTAAACGTAACTATCGATGGCCATTTTGAATGATTGAAGTCAAGTTAGTTGATTCTAATGGGAAAGGTTCTGGTGTTAGGGTAAGCCAGAATGGGCAGATGATTATTGCGCCCATTGCTTTTTCCATACCCGTACAGAAGAGCCTTAATGTAGATAATCAAGTGTTTAATTTAGCAACGGCTAGGGTAGCTCACCGAATAATTATTACGGATGTTATCCTAATAGGAGATAGAAATATTGGTGTTAACGACGCGACCGTTGATATTTACGCCGCTGACTTTATAGACTCCTCAACAATCGTGAAATCGATATTTTCTCTTGATGTAGCCAAGAATGCCTCAATTGTCATGACAGGTCTCAATATGGTGACCGATGTAGGTGTTTTCTTAAATGCTAAATCAAGCGATTCAACTGTGTCTCTTACAGTAGGGTACTACTATCTTCCAGAAACCACAGAAACTGAAGAACAGGTAGCTACATAGACACCGAAGAACGACTATCACATCTTTATTATATCCGCAATAAACAAGGGCAAAAAGTACTCCTAAAGCCTAATAAGATCCAACGTCTATTGTATAAGCAAGACAGTCTTAATCGAATGATTCTTAAGGCAAGGCAATTTGGAATATCCACTTGGGAACTGATCAGAATGCTCGACTATGCGATGACTAATAGAAATGTCTCGTGTTGTATCTTGGCGCATGAACAGAAGGCCCTTGATAAACTATTTAGGATTATAAAGTTTGCATATGATAGCATGGACCCTCGAATCAGGCCTGAGCTTGACAGGGGAGGAGGGTCTAAACATGAATTGTATTTCCCTAAGCATGGGTCAAGAATCTACACCGATTTAGAGTCTAGGGGAGATACTAATCAGTGGCTTCATGTTTCAGAGATTGCTTTTATCAAGGACAAGTCAAGATTTTTAGCAACACTAGAGACAGTCCCAATATCAACGGGAAGAGTAACGCTAGAAACCACTGCCAATGGCATGGGTCAGTTTTTCTATGAGATTTGGACTGAAGATCCGTCTTATAAGAAGTTCTTTTTCCCATGGTTCCTCCATGATGAATACACCCTACCAGGAAAATGTAAACTCAATAAAGAAGAAAAGAAATTGAAACTCACACAAGGCCAGGCTCTATTCCGACGTGCTAAGCAGCTATCTCAGGGTAAGAAATTTATTCAGGAATATCCCGAGGACGATGTTACCTGTTTTCTGTCAAGTGGCGACTCCGTAATGGATCTCATGCTAGTCAAGCGGTTAATCGACGCACTGCCTCCTGATTTAGAACTTGGCCTTGGGCTAAAAATATACAAGCTCAAACACTCATCCCACAGGTACGTTTGTGGTGCCGATACGGCGGAAGGCGTGGGCGGTGACTACTCCGTTGGTGTCATGATTGACGTTAAGACTAGGGAAGTTGTCGCAAGGTTAAGGGGTGATTTCAAACCGTTTGATTTCGCGCATAAATTAAACGACATGTGTAAGCTATATTTTAATAAACACAAGGGAATGCCGGAATTAGGTGTTGAGAAAAACAACCATGGTCACGCTGTTTTATTAGAGCTTAATCATCATATAAAATACACTAATTTGTACAAGCCAAAGGGGAAAGAGGACCCGGGATGGATCACTGACAGAGTGACTAGACCTATCATGTTAAATACGTTTATAGACGCTTTAGAGCACGAGACTGTAAGGCTGTTGGACAGGGAGACTCTAAAAGAATGTTTGACGTTTATTAATAACGAGGGAAAGATAGAAGCTGCGGAGGGTAAGCAAGACGATTGCATTATTGCTACTTCGATTTCAATACAATTAATGTTAGGCGCTTCGAAGTTCGATCTATACGAAAATATCGGGTCTAAGATAAGGTGTTAATTGAATAAACAGCAGTACACAATTAAATCAACCTTCGCGCACAACCCTGCTGCCGACCTATTCGCAGGCTTTAACGAAAAGACCGTTGACGTTTCCAGCAGATGGCCACAATCACAGCTTAAGCCTTTCAACCCTGACGATTTATGGCAGTTATTCGGCGACTATCAAATATATGAAAAGATGGCCATGAAAGATGATCAGGTGAACATCGGTTTACAGATGAAGCGTGATCTTGTGCTATCGAGCGGTTGGGAAATCGTCACGGAAGACGATAGCCAGCAAGAGATCAAGGAAGATCTCGAGTTGGCGTTAGGCGAAGACACCGACGTTCCTTTCGATGACCAATTAGAAGAGGTCTACGATTGTAGTTCTGTTTACGGGTTTAGTCTCACAGAGAAATTATTCAAGCTAAGACACGACGGGTCTTTAACGCTTAAGATACTTAAAACCAGGCATCCTTCTACTTGGCTCATTCACACAGATGATCATGGCAACGTTACTAAATATGAGCAGCATGGACTTAGTGCAGATCTAGATATAAATCCCAAATCACTCATTCACTACATAGTAAACAGGAGGTTCGGCAACCCTTACGGCACGTCTGATTTAAGGGCCGTTTATAGAGCATGGTTTTTCAAAAACGAAATCATGAAGTACTATGCGATATTCCTGGAAAAATATGCGTCGCCTACGCCCATCGCTAGATATGATTTAGGCGCTCCAGACTCGGCTATCGACGATATCCAGAACGCTATTAAGAGATTCCAAACTAAAACCAGTTTAACTATTCCTAAAGAATTGGAGATTGAATTTCTAGAATCTAAGTCAACGGGAGACGTTTACACTAAGGCTCTCAACATCGTTAATATGTGGATTGGCCGTGCTCTATTCATGCCTGACCTTACGGGTATCAGTGGAGAAAAACAATCGGGCGGATCGCAGGCTTTAGGTAAAGAACAGATGGATCTAATGTTCAAACACATCAAGCGTAGGCGCGAATCGCTAGAGCGTATGGTTAACCTCCACATAATAAAGCCTCTAGTGTTTTTCAATTTCGGTGATGTTGAGTTTTTCCCTAAGTTTAGGTTCAGGCCGCTGCGTGACCAGGAAGCCCTAGACTTTGCCAAGATTTGGGTTGACGCCGCTAAAAGTAAAGTGTTCAGGCCTACGCCTGAGGAGATTAATTATTTCAGAGAAATGGTACGGTTTCCTGTTCAGGATATCGATGAGTTGAGAGACCAGGTTGATAATATCCCAAATGGGGTTAATAAGAGCGATAAAGAGGTTGATAATAACACGGGCCACATAGAAGAACAGGACGATAAAAAGACCTTCGCGCGCGTCTTCAACCCGACTCCTGGTAATTTCTCTAAGCGAGTTAATTTCCAGAAGCAAGAATCTCTTATGCAGACTACCTCCGACAATATAGTCCAGAAGTCGGACCCAGTGATTGACGAGATATTCGAAGACCTATTCGATCAGATCGATAAGAAGAAAATACTTAAGAATCAGCGTTTCGACAAGATAAGCGATTTGAAGTTAAAAAAAAAGAGAACTTTAAAGCAGATACTTAATATGGAACTGAGACAGACATTCAGAGAGGCAAAGCGTGAAGCAGGATCTGAGATTAATCCTACAAATTTCGTTTCTTCTACTCCTCTTCCTAGTGATGCTTTTCTTGAGTCGTTAGACAGTGAGAATTTTCAATTTATCGGAGATTGGGAGTTCAATATAAACGAGGAGACAGCTATTAAATTACGAGCCGCTATTAAGGACGGTACTCCTTTGAGTTCTGTCTTACAGGATCTTCAGAACACAACTAAAATGTCTAGCAAGGTAGCCATGGAGCGATATGCTAGAACCAAGACTACGGAGGTTTTAAATCGTGGTAGACTCTCGGCTTTTGATGATTCTACTGTTATTACTGGGTATCAGTATTCCGCTATTCTTGACGGTCGTACAACGATCATTTGCGCCGGTCTCCACGGCAAAAAGTTTAATAAGGGGAATCAGCCTGTACCTCCTTTGCATTTTAATTGTAGGTCTCTTCTTATACCTCTAACTAAATTCGACGAGTTCGACGAGGACACGAAGATAGAAAAGTCTATCACTGTGAAATCGGGTGATGAGATTAAGATACCAGCTGATCAAAGAGATATGGGCGTATTCATTCGGGAGAATAAGGGGAAGGGGTTTAGTACTCAATGAAAGAGCTCCTAGACCGATTCATGAAGACAACAGATCAGAATTTCTCTGACGTAAAGGGTAGTATGAAAGAGATGAACGATAAAATAGACGGATTAATGGCTTTCAAGTGGAAGTCTTTAGGTATTAGCATTGCTATTTTAGTGATTGTTAACTACGCAATAAGGTTGGGGGTGTTTAAATAATGGCCGATCATTTCCCATTCAATGAGAACATGACTCAATTCATTTTCGTAGTTCGAGACTCTGGAATGTTTCTACCAGAGAGCTTAGTTGACTCACCTAGTGACTTGCCTGGTCTACTCATGATTATGGGCAAGCTAACAACCTCTAGTGAAATGTCTTTAGTCGTCCAGTCTGTTATTTTTGAGAAGAACTCATGGACTATCGAGCAGGCACATAATTGGATAGCTGATAACGAGAAAAGTCTATTTCCTAGACAACAACAGATAGAAGGAAGTGCGGAGGACGTTATGGAAACGCTTGAAGGTGTTGAGATATTTTCTGTAGGTACATGGCATGGTGATGAGTGGACAGAAGCTCATTTGGACGGTGTGGTAAAAGCATTCGACGAAACTAAGAAAGGGTTTCAGCCTTATCTAAAACTAGGTCACGACCCGGATCAGAAATTACTTCAAATAGACGGGTTCCCTGCTGCTGGGTATGCGGAAAAATTGTACCGAGTAGGCGGTAAACTTTTGGCGGATATAGGCAGCGTACCAAAAAAGATTTTTCAGTTGTTAAAAAACAAAGCCTATCGAAAGGTCTCGTGTGAGATTTATTTTAATGTCAAAGTAAACGGCAAGGTCTATGATAGGTTCATATCTGCAATTAGTTTACTCGGCGCTGATATGCCTGAGGTTAGTTGTCTAGACGATGTTTTAAGTCTATACGGCATAAGCAAAACAGTAAAGGCTTACGAAAGTGAAGGAAGTAAGAAAACAATAACGTATTTTCAAAAGGAGATTGAAATGCCAGACAACAAAGACCTGATCGAAGCAAAGGCGGCCCTTAAAGTGGCAGAAGATAAGGCTAAGAAACTAGAGTCAGACGCTAAGACTTTTAAGAAGTCAGACGACGAGCTAACAGAGCTTAAGAAATTCAAGAAACAAGCGGAATCCGATAAGCTAGAGGCTGATAAGAAATTGGCCGCTGTAGAGCTTGACAAAACAGTCGGGGAAATGAAGGGCGTCACACCGGGAATGAAACCTTTTGTGATTGAGCTTCTAGGGGACAAAAAAGAATATAGTGTAAAAGAAAAGAAATACAGTAAACAAGATCTGTTGACCGAGATCTTGAAACTGCACGGTAAGTCTTTCGATGTTAACTTTTCAGAAGGTTCAGAGGAAGGCGAGCAGGGCAAGGACAAGGTAGCGGGGCAAGACGCTAAAATACGAAAGTATATGAAGGAGAACGAAGGAGTCGGTTACGGTCAGGCCTATGTTGCCGTCGGGATTGACGACGTGGCGCCCACGATTAAAGGCGAATAATTCATATGCTTTTATAAAACTCAAGGAGGGGTTTTTTAATGAATAACGTAAGATCTTTTCAAGTTCTTACTACTCTAGCCACGCAGAGATTTGTATGTATGGCGACGGGAGTGGCTAACACAGTCATTTTCCCGCCTAACGTACCAAGTCTAGTGATCGGTATTACTATCGATTCTGTGAAAGATGCCACGAATTCAATACCCGTGGTTCTACCTGGCGGAATAGCTAAGGTCTTGTGTAATGACACTTTTTCTGCAGGAAGTTTAATTTCCTCAGATTCAAACGGGCGGGCGATTCCTTTCACGCTTGCTTTAACCTCAACCTCTATCAGCGCCCCAGCATCTTATGCTGGAATGGCTATTCAGGGTAACGAACTTTCAACTGCTACTGCGGTTGTTGTCGAATGCCTGATCATGCCTGGTTATGATAGAGTAAGCGCGTAAAAGGAGGGTTAAGATATGCCACAGGTTGGAAATTTACATGTTGACGCCCTTCTAACGAATGTTTCGGTCAGGTACTCTAATACTAATTACATCGCGGACAAAGTGTTTCCGATGGTGCCTGTTAAGAAAAATTCGGATCTGTATAGGGTTTACTTGAGGGATTTTAGGATTCCTGAAACTGCACGAGCTATGGGCGGCGAGGCGAACGAGCATCAATTCGAAGTTACGACTAGTAGCTATAATCTTGTAAGGCACAGTTTGAGAGAATTTGTGGCCGATGAACAAGAGACTAACTACGATTTGTCAAGCCTTCGGGTTGATACGACCGAGTCTCTAACCGACACCATCTTGAGAAGGGTAGAAAAGACGGTTGCTGATTTGTTCACTGTGACTAACTGGAGTCTAAACGTTAGTTTGGGAGCTACGGATGCGAAGTGGAGTGTTAACACTGTTTTATCGAATCCTATTGTGATTTTCGATACGGCGGCGACTACCATTATCGCAAATAGTGGTATCGAGCCTAATTTCGGAATTATCCCAAGAACTGATTTAATCAATATCAAGAACCATACTAGCGTTCTCGATAGGATTAAATTTACTCAGTTGGAGATCACCAAAAACATGTTGGCTGGTCTTTTGGGTATTAAGGAATTACTTGTCCCGACTGCTATTAATAACACCGCTGCGGAATCTCAAGGGAATGCGACGTTAACCATCGCAGATCTTTGGGCTGACAATAACTTTGTAGGTTGGAAACCTTCCAGTGCTGGACCTAAAAAGCCTAGCTCTGGTTATATTTTCCAATTCGCAAAGTCGATGACTAAGCGGTATAGGCAGGAGTCAAGAGAGGGAGAATGGATCGAAGTTGATCGCAGATTTGACGCGAAAATCGTGGCAAGTCTGACGGGATTTTTGATCAGAGACGTGAGGTAATTAATCTTGCTTAGGGGGTGGGGCACCGCTCCCGAAGCTCTAAAGGAGGTAACGTGAAACAAGAAGTTAAGCGTAAAACAGCACGCAGAATAAAAGCTGAATTAGGAGATACGCCACAAAGTGTTGCTAGGAAAAAAGCCTCGGACGCGCGCGAGGCAAAGAAGAATAAGAAAACAAAAATAGTGGAGGCCTGGTTTGTGATCGATAAAGTAAGAGACCGCAATAATAAGATCAATACTAAGCTGGTTAAAAAGGTCAGACTTGAAAACGGTAACGTCTATTCTAGTTTACTGGGCCACATGAACAAGGCAGCGGATAAGAAGAGACTACAGGCCATTATCGATAAGTCTGAATACGAAGTGAGGGCTTTTTAATTATGAAGCCAGATCACTACTTACTACAGTTTTTTCAATATGAGCATTTGCCATCTAATCTGCAAGAAGTATCTGAACCTTTTTGTGAACTTGCTTGGAAGCTTAATAAACTTCCAAGCAATCCAGAGCAGAGTGCTGGACTTAGGCATTTGTTAGAAGCTAAGGATTGCGCTGTTAGATCTATTCTTTTTAAGGGAGGATAACACGGGAACTTGGGCAACCACAACTAGTCTAGATACCCTTACACCCGGCGTAACCTTCGACGCCAACATGTCAACGCTTGCCAGTGTTTGCATTGATTGGGCGGAGGCCGAGGTAAGTAAGTATCTGTCTGGTAGGTATGACCTGAGTTCATCACCATTTGGAGTGACAACGTCGGGGGCGGGGACGCCTCCGCTTGTTAGATCACTGACTGAAAAACTAGCGCTGTCTTATACATATAGACTGGGAATGCGTGGAAATCTCAGTAGTGAAATGGCCAAAGAGTTAAAGATTGAGGCAATTGAAAACCTAACGTTAATTTCAGACTATAAAATGGATCTGTTAAACACAGCGGGCAGTAAGATAACAGAATCGGGCAAGCCTAAGTTCAGAGTTCAGTCTAACACGAGTACATATGAAGATACATTCGCAGAGGACACAAGTACTGCATGGAGAATAGACCCCGATAAGCTGGAAGATATTTCTGATACGAGGAGTTAAATGGCTGAAGTATTCGTTTTTTTTAAGGATAAGAAGTTAAGGGAGTTTATCAAGAGAATTGATAAAAAAACTAAAGAATATCGAAATAGAAAAAAGAATTTCATAACGGCTATTTCTGCAATGGTGTTTAGAGATATTATAGATCATTACGAAAAAGAGCAGGGTCCAAAATCTAAATGGAAGGCATGGTCAGCCGCCTATAGAAGGCAGATGGCGAAAAGAGGAAAAGGCGGAAATAAAATATTACAAGACACTGGATTTTTAAGGCAAAATGTTAGAGCTGCAAATGTTAGAAAGGTAAGCGAAGGCATTCTATGGTTTAACCCTGCTAAAACTAAAAGTGGATTTGGATATGCTAAACATCATGATAAAACCAGACCTTTCATGTGGCTATCGAAAGCAGCTTTAAAAAACATAGGAAGAATAACTCTAAAAAAGGTGTTGGAATGAAACTAAGAACTTTAACCGGGATTGTGCATAACTACTCTACCACTGGACAGTTTGTTGAGCCTGAAACGTTTAAGACTATGGCAGCAGCAGCATTCAGCGGGTCGAGTGATTTCATTACGGTATTCGACACCGGCGGAAACCCTATGTATTTATCCTGGGCCATGACAAGTCTGGTAGCAGACCACACCACGGGTGCGAATGCCGCGAATCAAGGCGGGCCTGTTAATGGGTATGCTGCACTGATAGTCCCTCCCGGTGGGATAGACGCGCCGTTTAGTTTCCCCATACCTAACGGGGCATACATATCGCTAAAGGGTGCCGACCCGGACGCAGGTGGGACCTCAACTGCTGGAATGTTCATCCTTAACAGATTCTTGGAGGTTTAAGATGTTTTTTCTAATACTCTTATTCCCTTTTCTGCTACAGGCTAAACCTCCCATCATATGGTCCGGTAGTTGTGCGGGCGGGGCACAGCTATTAACCACAGGACTATGCACGAAAGACGGACAGAACATTGCAGCGGGTACTTTCCCTGGCAGTGCGACCAATAACGCGGTAGTGAGATTTGATGGAACGGGCGGAACGACTTTTCAAGATTCTGTTGTAACCGTTGCAGATAGTAACGGCAATATGGCAGGAGTCGGCACTATAGCCAATACCGGAACTATTACGGTCACGGCAGGAGACGTTACCCTAGACGCTGCTAGATTTGTATCTAAGAAGAATGCAAATGGAGACTCTTTTCAGGAATGCTCAAGTCCTATAGCGGTAATAACGGACGTTGATAATTACACCATTTTAACTTCGGACCATTGCAAACTTTTGTTTAGTACCGGCACTGGAACGGACGTCTTCACTTTACTGGAAGCCGACACCGCTTCTAATATAGGATTTAAATTTTGGATAATGAAACACGTCTCAGGTGGGGATGTGGTTATTACTCCTCAATCTGGTGATTTATTAAACGGCGTTGTGGATGCTACATATACATTAGCAGACGACGGAGACGGCGCAGTCTGCTATTTAACAGCCGCTACCACAGTAGATTGGTTTTGTGATGGTGGTGATGGGAACACAGCACCATAATGGCAGCACTAGATCTTGCAGGTATTACAGAAAATATCCAGAGCATTTTGCAGAGTCAGAATTCCTCTGGGGCAAGTGATCCTGGGGATCTGTCCTCTGGCTTAGCGGTTCGTGTTGCTAAGATTAAGAAGCTAAACCCAAGTCAGGTTGCTATCCAGGGTCCAGAATTTCCATTGGTCAGTGTATATATTGCGGGTTACGATACAGAGCCGTTATCGATCGGTCCCAACAGACAGCAAACCAAAAGAAAGGCTGTGGTAGACGTTAAAATATTTGCCGCTGTGTTTGATCCATTAGTCAGTGATAATGATGAAGATCAGGCTTACGAGAATGTTATATTACTTATGGCTAATATTGAAAATATTTTAAGAACACATACTCAATTACCTAACACCACAACTGGAGGGACTAACCTAGTTGACTGGTCTAAGGCTACAGGCGTTGAGTTTTTTGATGAAACGATTGACGAGAATTCGGTACAAGGTGCAGAGATGAGTTTAGAGGCGCATTTATTCTACTAAGGAGAGAACATAAAATGCCAACAACAGAAGAAGTAACAAAACAATCAGAATCGGCATACAATCAATGGTGTGTTCAATGGCGTGAGCATGCTAAATATAATTCAAAGCACGAGATGAAATCGTTTAATGATTTTTCAAATACAGGAGTCGGGAAACCATGTCTACTTGTGGCTAACGGATACTCTTTCGAGAAATATCTGGAATATATTCCTAAAGACGTTGATATCATGTGTTGCGACAAGACTCTGGGCCATTTAATTAAACGAGGAATCAAACCTAAGTACTGCATGATAGCCGACGCCAACGTTGACGAAAAAGAGTACTTGTTGCCTTACAAAGATCAACTGCAGGACACATATGCTTTTATCAACGTATGTGGCAACACAAAATGGCCAGAACTGGGAAATTGGAAGGGAGTATATTTTTTCGTTAATAAAGACGTGCTCCATAGCGAGCTAGAATTTTCTAAACTATCTGGGTGTACAAATATGATAGCTGCTGGAACTAATGTAAGTAACGGTATGCTGATTTCCCTTACTCAATGTGATGACCATGGTCCGAGGAACGCCTTTGGTTATGACTGCTACCTACTTATTGGCTATGATTATTCATGGAGGTATGGCGGCAAGTATTATGCCTTCGATAATGAGGGCAACGGCAAGTCTAATTACATGAGACACATCAACTTATATGATAACAAAAACAATTACTGTTACACGAGTAACAATCTTCTTTTCTCGGCTAAATGGCTTGACCAGTACATTAAGACCTACAACCTTCCAGTGGTTCAATGCAGTGAGGAGACTATCCTGTCATTGCCTTACGGTGGAAAATTAAAAGATCATATTGGGTATAAGCATAAGCCTGAGGACGTTCATGAAGTAGGAATTTTAATGAATAGGAAAAGAGAGTTAGAAGTTGAATTAAAAAAACATGGGAAGCGTCTTAGCGTTATGGCAACAGACCATAGAGACGCTTTTCTTGATTCTGTTATGTAAGGGGGAATATTATGGCAGTAGGCGACGGGGTATTAATTTCCGGGCTAGGCTATCTTGCCATTGGCAGGGAAACCGCGACCGGGACATATAACACAGCAACGGCTCAACTGGATTTTATCAGTGCGAGTCTAAAGACGACTCAGGAAGTTAAAGTCTTGGAGGAAATCAACAGGCGCAGAGGGATGAGTAAGTCCATCGCTATGAGTAAATCCATAGGAGGGGACATTGAGTTCTATTTTTATCCTGAATCAACTGCCTGCGGGTTTATTCTGCAAAACGCAATGGGCGGGTCGATAACTAGTGCGACGATAACCGGGGAGACTGCTGGAGCCGCTGCTAACTCGGCTATAGTTCACACATTTTCGCTAGAGTCGATTCAAGACCAGAGTTTTCCAGCTATGTGCATAAATCAGAGGTTCGGGAATTCTACGGGCGGTAAGGTGTTCAACTATAGTGGACTCAGGACAAATACGATAAGTTTTAGTGCTGAAATAGACGACGCCTTGAAATGCACTATTAACATGATCGGATTTAATTCCACTAACACAGGGACAGATGTTGAATCCGTACTGTCATTAACTAGTACGGCAAGCCCTCTGAGCTTTGTACAGGGAAGGGTATCTAGTGAGGCAGTATTTGCAAGCCTTACAAGCTCTAGCTTCTGGCATGTTCAGACAATGGAATTCACCTTAGAGAATTCGCTTAAGGGGGACACGGAATCTAGGCGACTCGGTAGTGATGTTCTGGGAGTTCTTCCTAGCGGTGTTGCGACGGGGAATCTAACTATCGGGTTAAGGTTCGATACGACTCAAGCCTTTGACTCAATGATAGCCCATTCTACACTAGCATTCGAGTTTGAATTCGAGGGATCTCTTACTATGACAGGGTCCATTGCTAGGCCAGGCATATTATTCAGATTTCCCAAGTGTAAAATCACGAGTGCGCCTGAGCCTGAAGTGTCAGGTCCGGACAATGAGCTTACAACTGAAATCAGTGTAGTAATCTTGCATGATGATAGTTCGAACACGGGGAATCAGATGGAAGCTATACTCACTAACCAGGTGACTGGATATACATAGTAATGTGGTTTAGTAGGAATCTAGAGGACGTTCTCAAGGGGACGAAAAAGGTTAAGATTAAGGGAGTCTTGTTTGAAATCAAGAAACTCGACTCCCTTGATTTCTTGAACGGGTCAAAGGCTATGTTACAAGTTTACGATACGTATAAGCAGAACAAAAAAGAGATTGAGTTGAATGAAGGCCAAATGAAAAAAATAAGGGCTCATTATGTTGACGTGTTTCTTGGCAGCGTAGTCAAACCGGAATTGAGTCGAGACGATACCAAGATAAACGTTAATGAGCTTTTCCTGGATCAAGACCTCTATTTAGAACTGTATGGTAAAATACTCGAATTCAGCTATGGTAAAAAAAAAATGATATTACCTATCTAAATAGACATCGTCTGTTGGAGGTTGATATTTTGTGCAAAAGATACGGACAAAGACCTTCGTCTTATCTCAAAGATTACAAGCATCTGAATTTTGATTTGTTGGTTTTAGAAATAGGATTAAACCAGGAGTTAAAGCATCGCAAGTAAAGAAGAGGCAACCTTACTACTAAAAGTAAAACAAGAGAAAAAGGGTAAAGGTATCCTTGACGGTCTGGGTAAAAAACTCAAGTCCTTGGCAAAAACAACGCTTAAAATAGGCATCGCCATGACGGCGGTTTACGCTGCTATAACGGCTGGGATTGTCAAACTTGGAAAATCAGGAGTTGTTTTCCGAGACGTAAGAGATTCGTTTAGAAATTTAGCCTCCTCTCAAGGCCAGGATGCTGAAAAGATGCTAACAAACTTAAGAAAATTATCAGCCGGAACGGTAGACGATTTGGAACTCATGAAACAAGCTAACAATGCTCTGTTGTTAGGGTTGCCAGTAGATAAATTTGGACAAATGGTGAAAATTGCCCGTGGGGCAGCGAAGGCCACTGGACAGAGCATGAAGTTCCTTCTTAATTCTATTACGACAGGAATAGGAAGGCAGTCTAAATTGATGCTCGATAATTTGGGAATCATTATCAGCGCCGAAAAGGCTTATGAGAATTTTGCGTCTCAACAAAAGATATCTGTTGACAGCATGACCGATGCACAAAAAAAGACAGCATTTTTAAACGAAGCCCTAAGAAAAGGAAATGATAACTTAAGAAAACAGGGTGGAATAACTACAACTGCCGCTGATAAGTGGACTTCATTTGGCGTAACCATTGCAAACGTAAAAAGCAGAATCTCAGTCCTTTTAATACCTGCTTTTAGAGAGGTAATAAGAACCACAGAACCAATGCTTAAAAAGTTTGATGAATTATCAAAGCATCCATTTGTTGGTCTTACCATTAAAGCAATGACTAAGGGTTTCACAATTTTGAATGTAGTTATTGAAGGATTCACAAACCTTGCTTTATCAAAATTTGGAGTTCTAGCTAAGGCAATACCTCTTTTACTAAAAGGCAGTTTTTCTGAAGCTAAGGACGCCATCTTAGCTGATACTAAAAGTATATCTGATATTGTCGCAGAACAGCGTATTGTAATGAATGATAGACTGGCTTTAATTGACGCTGACTTTTTAGAAGTTCAGAGAGAGAAAAAACTAACTTCATTCAAAGATTCAGCAGCAGAATTAGAGGCCGCAAGATTAGAAGCTGAAGCGCTCAGGATCGAGGCTGAAAACGAAGCGGCATTGCTTGAATTGCAAAGAATAGGTCTAAAAGATGAAGAGATCAGCTTATTACAAACTACTAACGCCTTAAAATTAACCAACAAAAAGTTAAAGATAGAAAAAGATTTTGCTATTAGAGTAAAGCTTCTTAAGGATAAGAGCGCATTACTGGATCTGAAAAGAGAGGAGCTCTCAGCAGCAAACGACAAGAAGGTCAAGCTTGATAGACTGAAATTTGACACTGACACTCAGAATAGACGTATAAGTATGTTCTCTGCTGCTGGAAACCTGATTACGGCTATAGGGGGAAAAGAAAACAAGGCCGGGTTTCTGATAAGTAGAGCGGCTGCATTTGCAGGTGCAATAGTTTCCTCTAATTTAGCAGCAGCTAAAGCATTAGCCTTTATTCCGCCTCCGGCCAATATTCCTGCTGCTGCTACGATTAAGGCTACAGGCCTACTTAATGCTGCCGCTATTGCGGCCACTACAATATCAGGACTTGAGGACGGCGGAATTGTGCCTTCGCGCCCAGGGGGATCGGTGCATATTCTTGGAGAAGGCGGTCAGGATGAAGCAGTGATTCCTTTGGGTGAGGGAGGCGGTTTAGGGCCTACTATAAATATCAATGTTGGGTTTATGCTAGGAGACGAAGCTGAAGCCAGGGAGGCGGCCCGTTTTATTGATACTGAACTTTTAAAATTAAGACAAGATAATGAATCTGTATCTTTTGACACGGATGTAACGTAGTGGAATTTTTAAAAGGAAACCTAATAAACACAACTACTCAAATCACGGTTGACTCTAATACGATTCTAGCCAGTAATCTATTTGATCCAGACCCTACGTTTCAATGGGTATCTGAGGGGAATGCGGGTAACACCGCTACAAGTATTGTATTTAACTTTACTGAGACTGTTACTGTATCTCGAATCGCTATACAGGGTATAAACCTCAAATCATTTGATATTTTCTATAATAGCGTGACAGCTAACGCATTTTCAATAACAACTACAGGATCAACTTCAACGAGTAAATTTTCAACCAATTCCGAGACTGCAATGTTTATGCAGGTAGCACCTCAACCTGTTTCTAGTGTAACGTTTGATCTTAAATCTACAACTGCTGGAACGGGCGAAAAAGCTATCGGTTTCATTCATTTGAGCGACGTTCATTTCGTGTTCCCAAGAAACCCGGC